GCCAGGCGCTGCTAGAAACTTTGCATGGGATCATTCTATACAGACGTATGGTTCTAAATGGCATTGGGTTATGGATGACAACATCTATGACTTTCACCGTCTAAATAGGAACGTAAAGGTTGCGGTCAGAACACTGTCATGGTTCAGGGCTATGGAAGACTTCTGTGATAGATACACTAATGTTGCTATTGCAGGACCAAACTATAGTAAGTTTTGTAAAGCAACTGATCGTGTACCACCACTTATCTTTAATACAAGAATATATTCGTGCCTACTGATACGTAATGATATTCCTTATAGATGGCGTGGTAGATACAACGAAGATACTGATCTGTCTTTAAGAGCATTAAAGGATGGTTGGTGTACTGTACAGTTCAATGCCTTTCTAGCTGACAAGGGTACGACTCAACGTGTAGGTGGCGGTAACACCAAAGAGTTCTATTCTGAAGAGGGTACACTACCTAAGTCAGAAATGCTAAAGGAAATGCATCCTGATGTTACAGAAGTGGTTTGGAAGTTCAATCGGTGGCATCATCATGTTGACTATAGACCATTTAGAAAGAACCGACTAAGAAAGGTTGATAGTCTAGAATACTCTAAAGATCCTGAGTATGGCATGAAACTTATAGATATCGGTAGAGAAAACATTGGTAGGCGTACTATTGATGATTGTTGGGAGTAAGATATGTTACCAGATGAAATGGAAGCTGAGAAAAACAGAAAGGTGATTGTTTCTCTAGGTAAAACTATAGAGCTGTTACAACAAAACGTAAGAGATTTACAAGAACAACTAAATGCTGCACATAAACGTATTACAGAACTGAAATACAAATGAGAATTATTGCTGGTCCATGTCAACACGAAACATTAGAGCAATCGTTAGAGATTGCTAATGAGTGTAAGCGTGTATGCGATTCACTGAATATTGAATACATTTTTAAAGCATCATACGACAAAGCCAATAGAAGCCATATTGATGGGGTTCGTGGTAGAGGTATGATCAAGACTATACAGGACTTCTTAGAGATAAAGAAAACTTTTCCTGATGTTAAGATCCTCACTGATGTACATTCAGAAGATGAAATTAATATAGTCAAGGATTTCGTTGATGTAATACAAATACCTGCATTTTTATGTAGGCAGACAGACCTATTACTAACTGCTTGTTTAACAGGTAAGATTGTCAACATCAAGAAAGGTCAGTTCTTAGCGCCATGGGATATGCATGGTGTTCTTTCTAAGACAAAAGAAGCTGAAGAAGTATGGATCACAGAAAGAGGTACAAGTTTTGGATACAATACTTTGGTTGTTGATTTTACTGGGATTCAGTATATGCTTGACTATTACGATGTACCTGTTGTTTTTGATGCTACCCACGCTGTCCAAAAACCAGGAGGAAGGGGGAAATCGAGTGGCGGTAATCGTGATTACGTTCCAAGTCTTGCTCGTGCTGCCTCTGCTATGGGCGTTAAAAACTTCTTTCTAGAAGTACATGCAGACCCTGATAATGCTCCAAGCGATGGTCCTAATATGTTAAAGTTAGAAGATTTTGAAAGGACAGTGAATGACATCTACCGCTATTCTTATACCAGCTAGATATGGTAGCACACGTTTTCCGGGTAAGCCATTAGCTGAGTTAGATGGTGTTCCTATGATTAGGCGTGTGTATGACGCTTGTACAGCGTCTAAGATACCAACATACGTGCTTACTGATGATATGCGAATATACGAACTGTTTGGTCCTAACAAGTGTTGGATTGAACAAACAGATTACGATAATGGTACAGAACGATGTGCAGGAGCAATTAAGTCTTCTTCATTTGATAAGTATAATCAGTTTATAAATGTACAAGGTGACATGCCTGATGTAACTGTAGAGATGATTGAAAAAACTGTTTGGCATTTAAAAAACTATTCTGTTACTACCATGTGTGCTATGATGCCAAAGGAACAACAAAATGATCCTAATACTGTTAAGCTAGTAAGAGCTTCTGATAAATGTTTGTGGTTTGGAAGAGGTATGACAGGATATGGTGATTGGCACTTAGGAATCTATGGATACAAACGGAATGTACTAGAAATGTATCCTAGTTTGACAGGTACTCGTGAAGAGCGTACCGAGAAACTAGAGCAACTGCGTTGGTTAAAGAATGGATGGGATATCGGTGTATTGCCATGCGTGTTTAACGGAGTTGAAATTAATACACCAGAAGATGTGAGGATATGGAATGAAAGCAGGTGAGGATGTGATAAATGGCAACATTCGATAAGCACTTGTCAAATGCGTGGCGGCGTAACTGGAACAGGATGAATAGTTCTGAGGGCAGTTGGCACAAAGAATATATCGATGGTGGATATGATAAACGCATGTCATTCCCTGAGTTTAAAAAGATGAAACGAAAAAAAGCTAGGAAAAAATCATGAAAGCAGGTAAAGTATGGGGTACGACACAACTCATTGAAGCAAATGGTGCTTTAGAGTTTCATCGTATTGAAATGGACGAAGGTGGTGTTTGCTCGAAGCATTTACATCGTTATAAATGGAATGGCTTCTATGTTGAATCTGGTAAAATGCTTATCCGCACATGGCAGCGTGACTATGATCTATGTGATATTACGATTCTCAATGAAGGTGACTATCATAAAGTTAAACCTGGCCTCTATCATCAATTTGAATGTCTTCAAGAAGGCGTAGCTTATGAGTTGTATTGGGCAGAGTTTAATCATAATGATATTGAACGTGAGACTGTTGGTTATCATATTGATGATCAAGATGAAGCATACATCAAACATTCATCGTCATGACTGTAGGTATCACCTTTAGCACATTTGACCTGCTTCATGCAGGTCATATTGCTATGTTAAGAGAGGCAAAAAATCATTGCGACTATCTGATATGCGGATTGCAGGTAGATCCATCTAGAGATAGAGAAGGTAAGAACCCACCAGTTCAAAGCCTAGTCGAGAGATGGACTCAACTACAGGGTGTTAAGTATGTGGATGAAATAATTCCTTATGAATCTGAAAAAGATTTAGAAGACATCTTGCAATTGTTTGAAATACATGTTAGAATAATCGGAGAAGAGTATAAAGATACTACCTTCACAGGCAGAAAGATATGTGCCAAAAGGGGTATTGAGATAAAGTATAATAAAAGAGATCATAGATTTTCCTCTACTGACTTGAGGGAAAGAGTATATGACAAAGAGCTTATGAAGGAAATAATAAGATGAAAGAACCTGAACTGCAACCTGTAGTAAAACGCAGAGAGCAAAACTTTAAACTAGGTATTATTGGACATGGTTTTGTCGGTAAGGCCGTAGACTATATTTTCTCTACAAACTCTGTTGAGAAGTTCATTATAGATCCAAAGGTTAGTGATAGCACACTACAAGATCTTTGTGCATGGCAACCAAACTGTGTGTTTATTTGCTTGCCCACACCTGCATCTGATGACGGTGGCATTGATACTAAGGCTATTGATGATGCTGTGATGCGTTTAGTAAATCAGACTGATGCATTTATTGTAATCAAATCAACTGTCACACCTGATGTTATTGATCGTTTATCACGTATCGATGGACGTATTGTTTATGAGCCTGAGTTTTTAAATGAGAGTAATGCCAAAGAAGGTATGACTAATGCACGTTATAGAATCTTTGGTGTACAGCAGCAGGAAGCAGCATCCCACTTAGAAGGATTATACAACTACTTCTCTTTGGCTAACCCTGCACAGACTATCACCATGTCTCCTGTAGAAGCTTCATTCTTCAAATACACTGTGAACAACTATCTTGCTATGAAGGTTACATTCATGAACCAACTCAAGAAAGTTATGGATGATTTTGGCGGTAGTTATAATCAGTTGTCACGTGCGTTGATGGCAGATCAGCGTATTGGTCATAGTCATATGAAGATCCCTGGTCATGATGGACGTGATGGTTTTGGTGGAGCATGTTTTCCAAAAGACCTGTCTGCATTTATTAACTTTATTGATAATAAAACTGATCAGTCTTCTGAGATTTGGCAAGTAGTGCAAAATCTAAACAATGAGATACGCAGTGAATACGATTTAAACGATAGAGAAAGAGAACAAAATGTCAATTATGGACAAACTGAAGAAGAACAGCAAGATCAAGACAACGGAAGTTCTGACTAAATCTAAGTTCTTTAACGAAAAAGAGATGGTTCCTACAAACGTGCCCATGATGAATGTGGCACTATCTGGTTCTGTTGATGGTGGGCTATCTTCAGGTCTAACAGTTCTTGCAGGACCATCTAAGCATTTCAAAACATCCTTTGCTCTGATGATGGCTTCGTCATATCTAAAAGCAAAACCCAATGCTGTGATGATTTTTTATGACTCAGAGTTTGGTTCACCTCAGGCATACTTTGATCAGTTTGATGTGGATACAAGTCGTGTACTGCATGTACCTATTACCAATGTAGAAGAGTTAAAGTTTGATCTAGTTGCTCAGTTAGAAGGTCTTGATCGTGATGATGAGGTTATTATTATTATCGACTCTATTGGTAACTTGGCTTCTAAAAAAGAACTAGAAGATGCAAAGGATGAGAAGTCAGTTGCAGACATGTCACGTGCCAAAGCATTTAAGAGCTTGTTCCGCATGACTACACCATACTTGACTATGAAAAACATTCCAATGATTGCAATCAATCACACGTATAAAGAGATTGGATTGTTTCCAAAGGATGTTGTATCTGGTGGTACGGGTATCTACTATAGTGCAGATAACATTTGGATTATTGGTAGACAGCAAGATAAAAAAGGAACTGAAATACAAGGATATCATTTTGTTATCAACGTGGATAAAAGTAGATTTGTTAAAGAGAAGTCAAAGATTCCTATCACTGTGTCTTGGGATGGTGGTGTCAAACATTATTCTGGCCTTCTCGATTGTGCTCTTGCTGGTGGTTATGCTACTAAGCCTTCCAATGGCTGGTATGCTGTGGTTGATCAGAAAACTGGAGAGCTTGGACCTAAAGTACGGTACGATGCCACTCTTGATGAATCTTTCTGGAATCCAATCTTTGCTGAAACAGATTTTAAAGATTTCTTAAAGAAGCAATATCAGATTGGTCATAAATCACTAGTAGATATGGATGAGATTGTGGTTGAGGAAGTGACACAGTGAAACAAGATATTGACTACGAACTTATCCCCGGGAATAATGATCATTGGAACATTAGAATTAAGACAGGTTATTACATAGAAACAGTATTTAATTTTGGCGAACTTAAGGTCGGAGAAGATGGTGAGACACTAACATTTACGTCAGATGTTGTGTCTGACGTTCTTGGTGAGGATTGGAAACCTCATGAAGATATTGATTGGCATCATACCACAGGAGAAATATTGTATGACATACTAGAACAACAGGTAGCTAAGACTGAAGATGAACAAACGGATTAACACTAAAGACCCTTTTTCATACCGTGGTGATCTTCCACTTAAAGGTATTAATGGACAAGCCTTTAAGCATTTCGATGTTGATGCTGATATGTCAAGGATTGATGAAGAAGTCTGTAGAGCACTAGCCAAAGCTGATTTAGACTTTATACCAAATGTGTATGGAGATAAGCCACCAGATTTCCCTGATGAAAAGGGTAGGCCACCTCTTGAAGATCCGACTATACCTAATCAGGAAGGCATGAGTACTCAGGAAAGTAGAAAATATCGTATTTTTAAAAGAAAGATTGATATACCTTGGGCATGGGCTATTCCACTAAAGCCTAATAGGTTTAAGACTAGAGATCAAGATATTACTCCTTGGGCAAGTATTGCAGATCAGACACCTTACACTAAGCACGTGATTGAAAATAAAATGCCTTTTAGTGAAGTTGGTAGGGTTATGGTATATGGATCATGGGCAGGGTCTTCTGTTCCTTGTCATATAGATGAGCCTGATGGTCCATATAAACTTCATATCAACTTTAATCCGAAACATTATAGACCTGTTTATGTGTGGAATCCAATCACTAAAAAGAAAATATATAAACCTAAAGATCATATTTTCTATACATTTAATATATTAGATTATCATGGGGTTGACGCTGTTCCACATTTCAGCTATACTATAAGAGTCGATGGAAAGTCAAAATAATGGTTAGTGTATGATAAATTTAGAACAAGTAATATTACGTCACCTATTAACAGATGAGCCTTACATGCGTAAGGTTCTTCCTTTTGTGAAACCAGAATATTTTCAAGGAGTATATAATCAACTATTTAAACAGATTGTGAAATATGTAGCCAAGTACAATAAGCTTCCTACTCAAGAAAGCTTAAAGATTGATATTGATCAGAGTGAAAAGTTTAATCCTGATCAGTATACTGCTGCACTTGAAATACTTCCAATCATATTTGATAAAGAAACTGTCAAGGCCAATGATAAGTGGTTAGAAGATAACACTGAAAAGTGGTGTCAGGATAGAGCGATACATAATGCTATTATGGAGTCTATCTCCATCATTGATGGTAAGCATAAGGATCTTACTAAGAACGCACTCCCTGATCTATTGACCAAAGCCTTGGCAGTTTCTTTTGATGCGAACATTGGACACGACTATGTGGACAATGTTTCTGATCGTTATGATTTCTATCATGAGCAAGAAGAACGCATTCCATTTGACTTAGAGTATTTCAATAAGATTACTAAAGGTGGATTGCCTAACAAAACCCTGAATGTTGCACTAGCAGGTACAGGTGTGGGTAAATCTTTGTTCATGTGTCATGTTGCTGCTGATGCTATGACACAAGGTCGCAATGTGCTATATATTACAATGGAAATGGCAGAAGAACGTATTGCTGAACGCATTGATGCAAACCTATTAGACATACCTCTTGATCAACTAGAAACTCTATCAAAAGAAATGCTAGTAGACAAAGTGCATAATATTGCAGGTAAAAATAATGGTAAACTTATTGTAAAAGAATATCCAACAGGTTCAGCGCATACAGGTCACTTTAGAGCATTACTGAATGAGCTTAAGTTAAAAAAAGACTTTGTACCTGAGATGATCTTCATTGACTATCTCAACATATGTGCATCTAGTCGAATGAAAGGCATGGGGGGATCAATCAATTCGTATACTTATATTAAGGCTATTGCAGAAGAACTACGTGGACTCGCAGTCGAGTTCGAAGTACCGATTATCACTGCAACGCAAACGACTCGTAGTGGTTACTCTAACTCAGATGTTGGGCTTGAAGACACGAGCGAGTCTTTTGGACTACCCGCAACAGCCGACTTAATGTTTGCTTTGATTTCAAGTGAAGAGCTAGAGTCACTTGGTCAGATCATGGTGAAGCAACTCAAGAATAGGTACAATGATCCTAGTAGCAATAAAAGGTTTGTAGTTGGCGTTGACAGATCAAAGATGAAGTTGTTTGATGTTGATGATGCTGAAGGTGGACTAATAGATGATACAGCAACCTTTGATAAAACAGACACTGCTGAACGATTTAAAGATTTTAAGATGGAGTAAATAATGGCACTAAAAGGTTTAACATTTAAGAAGAAGACAAGTATTGGCAAACGTAACGTGAAGATGTCTTCTATGAATAAGAGTAAAAAACGTAGTTACAAAAAGAATCGAGGTCAAGGTTAATGAAGGCAAGACTTATATCATATAGTCAACCAGTAAGACATGTTCACTCAGGTGATCTTGGTATTATGGGTTTGGATAACATTCAAGACTTAATTGCATATTGTGCTAGAGTTTCTAATCCTTCAAATCAGGCGAATACTAAAACCACACCAAAGTTGTTAGACTATTTGATCAAGTATAAACACTGGTCACCATTCGAAATGGCTTCTATTTGCATTGAAGTTGAAACTACACGTGATATTGCTAGACAGTTTTTGAGGCATCGTTCATTTTCATTTCAAGAGTTTTCCCAAAGATACGCTGATATTAGAGACCTAGATAATAGTGTTGTAATCAGAAAGGCAAGATTACAAGACCCTAAAAATAGACAGGCCAGTGTTATTACGGACAATACTAGCTTACATATTGCTTGGGAACAACATCAACGCAACGTATGGAATTCTGCCATGCAAGCATATGAGTGGGCAATCGAAAATGGAATCGCAAAAGAACAAGCAAGATCGGTACTACCAGAAGGTAATACGATCAGTAGGTTATATGTTAATGGTACTGTTCGCTCCTGGATACATTATGTCGAGTTACGTTCAGCTAATGGGACTCAAAAGGAACACGCAGACTTGGCGGTGGAAATCGCCAGAGGAATAAGTGATATATATCCAAAAGTAATGGAGTTTGTAGATGACGGAACTAGTACTTCGTAATCAAAGTATACTTGATCAGTTAGAGTATGTAAAATCAACTATCGTTAAGAACCAAGATGTTTTTAACGATAGTAATGCTTTATACTCTCCATCTGATGCAATAACTGACGGTGAGAAATATTTATCTTTAGATTATCTTAAAAAGCACATGAGTAACCCTGAGGGCGCAAATCATCCTATGGAGCATTATTCTAATCCAGTTGAACACGCCCATACAGAAAACCCTGATAACAAAGAGTTGGAAGATATTTTCAAGTTTTCAAGAGTCGAACTTATACAAGAACTTGGTGCAAACGATAATGCAGTTTTTCTATACTATCCTAAAGGTGGCTTTGTTGGTTGGCACACTAATGAAGCCAACTCAGGATATCAGTTTATATTTTCTTGGTCTGAAAAAGGTGATGGCTATTTTCAATACTATGATAAGAAAACTCAAAAGGTTGTAAGAATAGAAGACAAGGCAGGATGGCAAGCTAGATACTATCACTTTGGTAAAGATGAGCCTGATCATTGTTGGCATTCTGCATACACTAATGTACCACGTATTACTATTTGTGTTCTCTTTAGATGGTGGGATAAGCCACATTTAAAAGATCAAATCTTGGCTATGAAAGATCAACTCATAGAAGAAATAGAATCGGAGATTTAAATGGGCAAAAAACTTTCGACATATTATCATGACAATGAAGAAGAATATTGTGAAGTACATATTGACTTAAAAGAAGAACTATTGTATATTAAGTACTATAAGATCGATTCGGCTAAGTGGTATCATCAAGAAGATTTTCGTGGTAAGGCTATGCGATATGTTGAAGATGCTGCTGAGAATTGGGCTTTAGGTATAAAACGAATAGATCCACAGTATGAAGGAACTTTACTTTGACAGATATGGTAAACTCGCCATCACATTATGCTAGTACTGATATTGAAGCGATTGATGCTATTGAGGCTATGACAAAAACTATGTCAGGAGCCATTGCACCACACGCTGCAAATGTCCTAAAATATGTGTGGCGTTGTGAACGTAAGAACGGCCTTGAGGATATTGACAAGGCACTTTGGTATTTAAACAGAATGAGAGATAGGTGGGTAGAGACACATCCATGACTAATGTATTTAAAGATATTGACACATTCCAAGAAGCATGTGATCAACAACCATCACCCGAAAACTACAAGATGTATTTGACTCTGATTGATGAAGAGATGGATGAGTTATTAGAAGCTGTTGCTGCAGACGATAAGGTCGAACAGCTTGATGCTTTGATTGATATCCTTGTTGTTACTATTGGTGCTATTAGGGCAGGTGGTATGAACGGTGAGGGTGCATGGAAAGAAGTCATGGATACAAACTTTGCAAAGATTGATAAGGAAACTGGCAAGGTGCGTAAGCGTGAAGACGGTAAGGTTCTCAAACCTGAGGGTTGGAAGGAACCACAACTTGAAGAGTTCTTATATTGGACTTAGAAATAAAGGGGGTTGACAACCCTCTTTTTTTATGCTAGTTTGATTCTGTAACATGAAAGGTTTATATTATGATTCTACTTGACGCTAAAAGTTTTGAAGATCGTTGCGACACTTTGCTAGAGAGCCGTGGTATCTCAGGTCATACTGCTGCAGATCGTTTTTGTTCTGATTTTAAAGCATACATGTTTTACTTTCACTACAAGGGTATAGGTGATGCAAACCATACAATGTGTCTTCTAGAAAATGATGACAATCTTACAGATTCAAATATACTCAATACAAACTTTCGTTGTTCACTAAATGCTCTGATCAGTGGACCTTTGCGGTGTGATCCTTTGTTCATGGCTATATTCCCTATTCTTATGGACAACAACGGTAAAGGTATTGGTGCTGCAGAACTAGCATTACCTCTTATCTTTAGTGACTATCGTTTTGCAAATAAGAGTGATGGTGTTTTTGGTGAAGATAATAAAGTTGAAATCAAAAAGAATGGCGCTAGTCTGAAGCCTGTCAAGTCAGGTATCACTCACAAGGGTTTGGTTGATACACTAAATAAAAAGTATTTCAATGGTACTCAACCCGGTATGCGTGATAAGAAAAAGTTTGCTGCCCATATTGCTCAAGTAAAAGATAGTTCAGTCTATGCTGATTACTTTGCAGAACTTTATGTCGGTTGTGACACTACTGAGCTTGCGGCCCATGCACAAGTGTGCTATGATGATCCTGAAGCTTTCAACACTGCAGTTGGTGAGTTTGCATTGGCACAATATCAGTCGGTTGACGATTGGAACAATATCATATATATTGACCATAAGAAGTTAGAGATTGTGAACATTGCAGATACTTCAGATGTTTCAAAGTTAGGACTAAAGTTTACTCCTAAGTTTGTGCGGAAAGGTGATACACAAGCTATTGCAGACGGTTATGTTAACGTAAGGATTTAATATGAAGCCACTATACATGTGGGCAGGGGGAAAGAACAAGATGATCCCCAAGTACCTAGAAACACCTAATATTCCTAAGACAGGCTACGACACTTTTGTCGAGCCTTTCTTTGGTGGTGGGGCTATGACTATATGGATATATAAAAACTGTCCTGATGTTAAGAGATTTGTAATCAATGATGTCAAGCATGAGATCATGGGGATATACAAGGCAATCAAAGAAGACTGTGAGTTGTTCTTAAAACGAATGGACGAACTCAGTGCTTTATACTTACCTTTGGACAAGGCAGGACGTAAAGCTTTCTACTATAATCTTAGGACAGAATACACTACAGATTGGACAAAGTGGTCATACACTGTAGAATCTGCTACGCTATACTTTCTTATGAAAACTGCATTTAACGGTATCTGGCAGAGCACACAAGCCGCACAGGGAAGGTTTGCTACTCCCTGTGGGTTACTCAACCAAAAAGACACTGTATACGATAAAGAGAATGTTTTAGAGTGGAATAAGTTTCTTCAGTTGGCAGATCTGTATCATACTGATTGGCGTAGTGCATGTGCAAATATTAGAGGCAAAGCATTCTACTTTATGGACCCGCCCTATAGAGATAGCTTTACTTCCTATGGTGGAGTGTTCAATGATATAGAGCATACAAAACTGATAGATTTCTGTAAGCAAAAAGATAAGCAAGGTGATCTTGTATTCTATTGTAATAGGGATGACTCAGGTGATGGTTTCTTTGATGCCAACAAAGGTTCGTTATCAACTCAAAACTACGATATAAAATATACTGCAGGTAGACGTAAGACTAATGACGATGGTACTAAGAGCGCCAAGGCAGCAAAAGAGATTTTACTATATAGTTCTAGGTTAGCACCAATAACACTATGTTAGGAAATCGATATGTATACAGTAGAGATGGATCTAGATGAAATAGAGATTACTGTATTAGATGATACAGGAAGGTGCGAAGATGTTAAAGTCTTCTCATATGATGAAACTCTTTATATAAGACAGTTCAATGAAAAAAGAAATAAATGGGATTTGATCGTAATGACTCCTGAGATGTATGCAGAGCTTATGGAAGCGTGGCAATCTCCCGAAGGATCATTCGTAACTAATCTTTCTAGAAGTTTTTAGCTACCATCTACCTTGGGAGACACCTAACCAATATACAACACCGCACATTGTAGCTACAGCTAAAAGTGTCAATAAGATGCCGACAATCCAAGCAATAATATTCTCTTTCATCTCTTGAGCAGCATATACAGCTTCTTTCTGTTCTTTTCTCATTACGCCTTCCAGGTGTACTATTTCTTTCCAGGCAGATGGACCATATACGGCTGAAATATAACTGCGTAATTCTTCACGCATCTCATCGGCCTTCTTTTTGTGAATCCAAACTTCCATAGCATTGGCCTGAATACCGCCACCAAGCTTTTTATACCAAGGTGGTTTGTCAGCTTTTGCAGCAGCAAAATCTAAATCAGATATCGCTTTACCCCATTGTCCTAGTTGCCCAGCCATGTCTTGAATATCTTTGCCAGTGGATATCATTGTCTTGATAGAATTAAACGCACCTGTAGCTAAACCAATAGCCGTTATTGGATCTATCATACTCGTTCTCCTATTCCTTCAAACCTATTTATAAAAAAGAGGCTTGACATTAAGATAAAAATGTCGTATAGTGATTCTATGATGAGAACAGTACACTACGTAGGTTTCAGAGGTGATGAGTATGCGAGAGCGCATAGGATCTTTGGTGGACCTGTAATGATACACAGAGACTATGATGATAGAGTTTTCTCCGAAGTCGGAGATAGTGACGTAGTTATCTTTGGTCCAAAATACAAGTATTGCCCTTATGTATGGGATGCAAGTGCTGTAGATAAGAGGTACACACATTGAACCATTTAACTAAACAACAGCAGGAGACTGCAGTGATTGCCATGGAAGAGATGGCAGAGTTAACTCAAGTGCTATCCAAACTTATTAGGTTTGGGTACACCCCTGACAAAGATGATCGTCTCATTCAAGAGATGGGTGATGTTCGTCTGATGATAGAACTGTTGCATGATACATTTGGTGTGTTGACTAATGACACATATGATGCTATGATGCGTAAGCGAAACAAACTTATGAAATGGAGTAGTCTATATGAGTAATCAACGTGCAGGTAAATGGAAACCAGCAGCTATGTCTGATGGTAACAATGACATGAAGTTACGCAACTTCTTTCGTACAGCCGCAAAGGTTGTAGAAGAAGACACTGATGCACAGTTCTTCTTTGAGCAAATCGTTGAGCACATCAATGGTGGTGGTAATCTTCTTACGGATGACCCTGTAGCCATCCGTAGGATCTTGGGTGCTTAGTCTCCTTTAGGAGCCTTACCTTTTGAGTATGCCTGTGCGCCAAAGAACGCAGCTACCAAACCTGCAATAGCAACAAAGTAAGTCGGGGCAATATCTCCGACTATTTTTGCAGCACTTTCAATACCTAGCACAGATGTAATCATAATGAGTACAGGGTAAAGAAGCATGCCCCACAGAGCGAACCATGCCATAGATCTAATCTGATCTTCCTTGGCATCTTCGTTCTCTTGCATCTTCTTTTTGTGTTCCCACTCTGCTATTTCCTTGGCACGTGCCATTTCTTCATCAGTGATAACACCATCCCCATCTGCATCTAGATGAGCATAGATGCTATCAGCTTGCATCATTTTAGCTTCTTGTTTTTTAGACTCTTTAGTTGCCATTTCTACTCCAAACGCATTTTGGTCAGCCATTAGATTCCTCAATGACTAATACTTCTTGTGACGAACCGCCACCTGCCATTACAGCTTCGCTAAACTCTGCTGCTGCCCAAGTCATTACAAGTATTCCGACTAGCCCAATAGCCACCCATTTCATCTTCATATCATCTACGATCATCTTAATGCCGATCATCTCGTTTCCTAGAACTCTAAACTGCAGTTCCATTTTTCCCTCAGGGGTATCTTCATCTCTAACTACATTAGGTAATTTTTCTTCAGCCATTTCATTCTCCTACATATTTTTATTATTTATAAAAAAAGGCTCTTGACATTAGGATAAATATGAAGTATAGTAGATTCGTAATGAGCAAAAAAACAAACATAATAAGCGGATTAATGTCCATGGCAGTATTAACAGGTGTTGTTGCTGCAGCTATCATGAGCGTACCTATTGTAGATGTTAAAGAGCATGAATGTCTTGCCTTGAACGTCTATCATGAATCTAGAGGTGAACGTGTAGAAGGTCAGATAGCTGTTGCTCAAGTCACGATCAATCGTGTAAATCATAAAGAGTGGCCTTCTTCTATTTGCGAAGTAGTTTACCAACCGTATCAGTTTAGTTGGACCCATCTAATTAAAGACCCATCTCCAATAGAAGCTAAAGCGTGGAATAGCGCCAAAGTTATTGCTAGAGATGTTATGATAGGCAATGTCGAAGATCCTAGTTTAGGGGCAGTCTTCTATCATGCAAATTGGGTAAACCCTGATTGGGCAGATCAAATGGATCTATCTAAGGTTATTGGTAATCATTTATTTTATACATGGGATGGAGTTTGGGATGACTGATACGGTTCCTATTGAACTAGAATGTTGGATGCTGAAATGGGGTATACTGTCTACAGAAGATAGATATAGTATATACGGTAGCAACGCTGATGTTGTATGGCCTGAGGTCAAAGAAGATTTAACTAAAGTATCAAAAGGATGGAAACCAAGTTATGACGGAGAAGAACCACCCTTCTGATATGTTTGTATCTCCTTGTCAAAGCAAATGTCAACTAGATGCTTTTACAGGTGAGTGTATAGGATGTGGCAGAACTTCGAAAGAGATTGCCACATGGACTAGAATGACGCACTATGAGCGTATGCAAGTAATGAAAAGGCTTGGCTATGGAAAACGAACTACAACGCAAAATAGAATGGCTAGAGAAGCGACACGAAGAAACGCACTTAACGGTAGAAAGGATTGAGCAAGATCGTAGGCTTGATCGAAGTACCAAGGCACAAACCCTCCTTCGACAAGCTAAAAAAGAAAAGCTTAGATTGAAGGATCATATTGCATGGATGAAAAAACTAGAAAAGAAGCTAATCGACTAAACTGGATAGTCAAGGGAATGCTTATTCCTGAATCTGAAAGTGACTTTGTTGTAGAACAAATACATCATTCTTATTTCAAAAGAAAATGGGGTAACCATGAGAATGGAGTTCACGAAGAAGGTTTCGAAGAAGCGTATGAAGCTAGAAGAGCGGAAAAAGGGTAAGTGGGTACTTTTAGACAGTAACGATAAAGTTATTGTCATAACAACTGATAAAAAAATCATAAAACGTATTGTATCTAAATAGGACTAAAAATGAAAAACGAGGGAAAGAAACTTTGGAAAAAGGTAAAGAAAATGGATCTAGGTAATCCCGCAATCACGGCTCTAGTAGGGCTTGTTATTTTTTATATCGGACTTAAAACATTCTCAGGTGGAATGAAGTCTATGGGTAATATGGAACATCTAACTTGGTTTCTTGGTAATCCTTTGTACATGTTCTTTGGTGGGATAGCGATGACATTATTGTGGCAGTCATCATCATTATCTACTACTGCTATCATTGCATTAGTCGCATCAGGTGCCTTACCACTTCCTGCTGCCATTGCCTGTGTTCTTGGAGCAAACCTTGGTACAACAGGAACCATTTGGTTAGCAGGATTATTCGTATCAGATGGTATGCCAAAAGGAGACACACTTAGGATTGCTATGGCACATACTGGTATGAACTTATTGATGGCATTAATGCTATTGCCTTTCGTAGGACGCATTGCTCAACTTCTAGCACGTGTGACATAATAACCACATAAAATAATAAGCTAAAAGGGGGGTTGACTATACTCCCCTTTTTTGATATAAGTATATCTGTAAACGTTGAAGCAACGTAGACACATACTGGACTTGGGGGCAGTACCCAACGCTTCCACCATAAGCACACTATTGAGGCAGCCCACATAGCGTAAGAACCTTGTTAACATAAAGTGTGTTTATGATGGGGGCGAACTAGGATCGACAGGTGTGAAAGTGAAGTGGAGTTTACCGTGGTGACTGACGATATTAGGTCAACCAAACTAAATGCAAACGATAACTTTGCACCATCTGGTTACGCACTAGCTGCATAACACAGGGGGTTGGCTACTTACCTAGCAACAGAAAAGTAGCAGATTAACAACTAAGGGAACGAAACATATGGAAATTCTAACAAAGGTAAAATCGTGGGCAAGCAATCTCGCTGATGTAGGTATCAGCATTGCAGCTTTGATGATCGTAGTAGAAGTACTAGGTCTTGGAGCTATCCCATTTTTCCCTGAAACAAGTGTAGTCGCTAATGTAAGCGGTATGCTTGGCACTCTAGGCGCTGAAGGTCTAATGGGCTTGATCGCTATCTGGGTTCTATATGCTATCTGGAACAGATCACAAACTTAAAATAAGGAAAGAAAAATAATGAAAATTGCAGCAATCACAGCAGCAGCACTATTAGCAGCAACATCAGTCTCAGCAAATGAGATTGGCGCAACAGGCATCACTTGGGGTGTAGAATCAGAAGCAGCATTCACAATCAATGATGCGGCTGGTAATTCAGTAGAGGATTTCGGTGTAAAGATTACTCCTGAAATCGGATACACAATGTTCGGTATCGGTCTTACTGCTGATATGGATCTGCCTGTGTATAACAACGAAGAGTTCAAGCTTGATGAAGCTTTCGACAACACGAAAATCAACTTGGGTGCAACATACGAGTTGTTTGGTGGACTTGAGTTGTTTGGCGAAACAACATGGGATGTAGACGCATCTGATACGGTAAGCTCAAAAGTAGGTGCTACCTTCGCCTTTTGATATGCTATATACTTAGGGTCACTACTTAATAAGTGCGTGAGGGGCCATGGTTAGCCCCTCTTTTCAATTTAGAGGTATATGATGCACATAGAAGTACTAGAAGAAATAGACCATCAAAAGATTATATCAGAGGCTAACACAGTCAAAGTGATGTTGGAAAAAGGATGGTCTAATATTGGTCAAGTAGGAATTCAAGGACACAAGCCAAACCTAGATCCTATGACTGAATATAAATCTTCTATTGGTAGAGTAAGCAAGTTGCAATACCCTGAAACTTACTTCAAATACTCTTTGTTTGAGATCCCAACTATAAACAGATTGATGGAAAAGTACGGGATGTTACGTACAAGGATTATGCAGAGTACTCCAAAGACTTGCCTGTCATTTCATCAAGATATGAGCAAGCGCATACACATACCTCTCATAACAAACGATGATTGTATGATGATAATAGAAGATAGGATTTATAACCTTGAAGTCGGGAAAGTATATTTAACAAACACAACTCTACGTCATACTGCAGTAAATGCATCTATGAATTCGAGAGTTCATATAGTAGGATGTGTTTATAGCTAGGAGATTATTATGCTAAAGAAAATAGCGTTAGCGTTAGGGCTAATGACAACAACAGCAAATGCGGATATGATACAGATACAGGTTCCTTGTGATCCTTCGCCAGTAGTGTATAACTTAATGAGAGTGTATAAGAATGGGTTGCTTCTTCAGGGGCAAGGTAATATTAAGTCTGAAAAGGGTGACGTATTCACTTCTGCTACACAGATTTTTATCAATCAAGATACAGGAACTATGGCAGTTATTATCAGTTTTCCAAATGAAGATAAGCCACCCATGTCTTGTTTGATAATCGCAGGGTCT